CTATCAGGATTCGAACTAGTAGCATTTGAATTTAAAATAGGAGTATCGTCAAGAAAAACATCTTTTAAACTTGCATTTTCATAAGCAGTTGTTCCTTTTACAAGACCTTCTTTAGAAGCGGAGGCAAAACCTTCTATTTCACCTTCAGAAATTAAATCTTGAACGGTAGCAAAAGCTCTGCTATGTAAAGTATCAGGAGCACGGTATGGAGGGGGTGGTGGCTTTGGACCACCTCCAGAACCTTTAATAATTTTAATTTCGTCTGTCATGCTTCTACCTGATTAGTGTCAACTGCTGCACTTATTACAACACTACCTGTAAATATTTCACCATAAACTATTGGTATTGGAGTACCAGCCCTTGATGTATTCTGCACTCCACCAAAACTAAAAGATAATCTGGGATCTTCCTCTGAGCTAAAATCTTGAGGTTTGGGCAAAGGAAATAAAAGTTCACCTACACCTTGTATGGCTAAAGCTGCTCCAATTTTAAAACCAATAGAAGAAAATACATTTGAAAAACCCACTTTTAAAGCAGCAAAACCACCACCAGTGGCTAAAGATACTCCAATTAAAGCTGCACCTAATAAAAACTTTCTAGTACCACCTCCTGCTCCAGCTATAACTGGTATAAAATGTATATCCTCCCTTCCAACAGGATAATCAATTTCATCTTTATCAATATCATAATTACCTACCTTTACCTGATAATACTGTGGACTCATGTGTTCTTCCAAACCAGGAAAATTATGTATCAAGAAACTTACTGCTTTGGCAACATTATCAACTTGCACCTCAAACTCTTTATGTCCGACAAATTCTGCCAGTTTTCCATATAGTTTTATTTTACGAAGCATAGCGATACCTTTTACCAGTGCATTTTAACAACCACTCTGAATATGGTTCCTTACAAGATAGTCTATCGGCTAAATGATGAATAACATCACCATCAAAAAATAATGCTACATGATTTAAAGTTGGATGCAAAATACTCATTAATAAAACATCTCCATTCTCTAACTTTTCATCTTTTCTAAGTTCTCTAAAACCTGTTCGCCAAGCACAACTTTCAAATAATGGATTACGTAAAAATTCTTCTGGAGTTGTTGGCCTTTCCCAATCTTTAAGAACAATATTCTTTTCTTCTTTATACCAATCTCGAACTAGACTCCAACAATCAGTAACACCCCAAACCCATTGACGACCCAAAATCGGTGCTTTGTATCCTGACGGTTCTAAATATCCCCATTGTTCTGTTTTAGGATTAACAATATACCACGGAAGTCCACTATCCTCACAACTGATTTTATCTGCCTGACTAGGAATAGGTGGAGTGATCGGGTGACTATGAACCACAGCTACAATCTCACCTGTCTTATCTGCTTTCACATAATCTTCTGGATCTAAAATAAAACATTGATGATCTGTTAATGCAAGATTACGACAAGGAAAATATCTTTTTTTACCCTTAACATTGAGTAATAATCCAACAGCTTCTTTAGGATCTTGGTCTTTCGCATGAACCAATGCTTTATCTTTCCAACTCATTGAACAAAAGTACCAATACTGGGGAACAGACTACGTGTTGCCTGACGACCTGGAATCCTTATACCTGCAAGATCAGTAGGTCCAGCCAGTTCAAACTCTACGACCTCTCTATTCTCTGCTGACTTTCTATCAACTCCATAAACTTCTCTAGGGAACTCTGCATTTGGATCTGGAGTACCAAATGGATTACCTGTAGTTGTGGTTGAGGAAGTTGTTGTTTGTTGAATCGTATTCGGATTATTCATAGTAATAGTATTCCCCATCGCATTACCATGAACAGTACAGTAATATCTTAAATCTGATGGAGCATCTGGGTATGGAGGTTGAAAAGTTACAGAACTACCAGCAGATCCTTGTGTTCCAGCAACCGTAACTCCTGTTGAATAGCTACTGCCAGAATATTGTTTAAATCTTAAAGGATGGCCTGTATTTGAACTATGAGATTGATCAAAAATATAGGTTGAACCACGTTTCATTGTGATAACAGGATTATTAGTTCCATTTAAAGCAAAAACATTTACTCCTCCAACATTAACTACTGTTACTGTATAGGTTACAGTTTCAGCATCAGAAGGATCAGCTACCGTTTGAGTTGATGTAGTTGTTGTTGTGACATCAGCAAAATTAACATCATCAATAAACTTTGCAAGCGTTCTTATTCTTGTAACAGTAGCTCCAGTAAGATCATTACCTGCTGTAGTTTCATTAACGGACAAAAGAATAGCAGAAATAATTCCTGATCCTGGAATAATACCCGCATTACTAACTGTCATTTTTGGGCGGGGTAACTGTCCTCTTTGAAAAGCAAAACCTGTTACTTGTATGGGAAATCTCAAATAAGAATCACCTTTCCAAACTATTTCACCATTTGCATTAAGACTACTACCAGCATGAAAACGGAAAATATCATTCGATCCGTGTAAGGATGTAGATAGCTGCAATGTAAATAATTCAATAATTGCGGAGGGATTTATAGATTGTAAATCACTAAATACTGCTGAATTAACTGACATTAGGATGCAGGTTCAAATACTTCTCTGAATGTAGCTTGAATTGTCGCTCTATTGTTATAAGGTATCGACTTGTTCCAACTTTCGCAAACAAACTGTGATGAACTAACTTCTCCAGGTGGTGTAAAAGTAAAGCTGGCACTATCATTTGCTCTTGCATCTAAAAAAGTTTCTATCGTATCTGATTCTGTTTCTGAGACATTGAAAGTAAAATTAAATACTTTGGGATTTTGATGCTGTGCTAAACCTAGCAAAATTCTGTGTTCATATCCATCAGCGAAACGAATGGTACGTGTTAAAGGTTGTGATCTTTTTCTTTGTCCGTATGTTGGGGTAATCGAAGGGAAGGTAGCCATTATGCAAGTAAACCTCCAGGACGTTTCTGCTGTATTAATTCAGATTGTACTGCAACTGAGATAAGACGACCAAGTTCTCTACCACCTTGTTCATCACCTTCAACAGAAGAACCAGAAGCGTCTACATTTACAATTACATTCATTGCACCACCCATTGCATTATTAGGAATAATAGTTCCTGCTCTATCAGGTACAAATAGCTCTGGGCCTCGTTCTCCAACTATTGAAGCTCTTCCTACTGGTGGCCTTCCACCATCTGCAAATCCTGGGAAATTAGAAGCCGTATTAATTCCAAGATTTTGTGAGCCAAAACGAATATTATTAGCTCCAGTAGATCCTCCTCCAGAAAATAACCCTCCTGCAAAGTTCAATCCGATTCCTAATATTTTCAGTTGTATTTGTTTTGCAATCATCTGTGCAGCCATATCTATAAAATGATCTGCTGTACGCATAAATAAATTACGCAAAGCTTCTTGAGCACTCATAGATCCTGTAATTAAACCTTTAAATGATTCTCCAAAAGCGTTGCCAACTGTTTCTGCCAATGATATTAAACGATTAATAGGGTCAACTAAAGCTTCTAATTCATCTCTTACAGCAGCAATATTTGAAGTTAATTTAATTCCCATTGCACGATCAAACTCAACTCCTAATTGATTTACACCTGCAATCTTATTTTCTAAATTTTCACCAAGAATCTTATCAATCCTAATATCTCTTATATCTTCTCCTGTGACTTGAGCATTACCAGCACTAGGTCCTTGTCCAAATAAATTTAAAAATCTATTTCCTAAAGTTCTTCCACCTCCCATAAATCTATCAAAATTTGTAACTTTGTTTTTATTACCTATTCTTTCATTTTCTCTTACTTTTATGATTTCATCTTGTAACCTTTTTTGAATTTTTAAACTACCTTCAGTTCTTAAAGCAGTTAATAATTGATCGGTTTTTTCTCTTCCAATAATTGTTTCAGCTTCTTGAATATCATTAATTAATTGAACATTAGTTTTCAAACCCTTAATTAAATTAAATGTAGCTTCATCACCAAAAGTAAGAAGTAAAGAAGTTCTCATAGAAGCATCAAAAGCTTTAAAACTTTGTGCAGCTTTTAAAGCTTCTTGTTTTGTCAGACCTAAAGTTTTACCTAACTTTTTAATGTCTCTTGCAGTAAAAGTAGCAGAGCTTCCTGTTGCTAATATTGAATTATTAACTTTATCAATTTGTTTTTGAAAATCACGACCCTCTTTTATTCTTTGAGCTATTGCTGTACCAGCTATAGACAGACCAAATCCAAATGGACCTCCTAATGCTCCGCCAATCGCACCACCAATACCACCACCAGCAGCACCTAAAGCACCTTGACCAAATAACAAAGGAAAACCACCACCGATAAGAGCATTGCTTAATCCACCAGAAATTCTTCCTGCCCTGCCTCTTGAATTAGCAAACACTCCTCTAGGATTTGCACCTGTACCAATACCTAAACGACCAAGAGGGCCAGGTCTTACAGGGCCAATAGGTTGTGCAAATTGCTGATTACCAAAAGCTTGAATTCCCTGTGCTTGATTTTGAGCAACTATTGTACTTATTTTTTTTGTATCAGCTTGTATTTTTTTAGCGTTTTTATTAAATTCTTTAAAACCACCACCTAATTTTGCACGATTAGATCCAGCAGCAGCAATTTCTCTTTCTAGTCTTGATTGTGATAAATTTGCTAAGATTCTACCTTTAAAATTTCCAGGACCAAGCATTTGATTAGGACCTGCCATTGGACCTTGCATTGGCATAGGGCCTTGCATCGGCATTGGACCAATAAATGGTTGTGGGCCAAAAGGTACAGGAGTTCTTCCACTTATACGATTTTGATTTCTTCTATTTCTATCTATAGATTTTTGTGTAGCACTATCAAAAACAGTAGGACTTGATACTTGTGACGCACTTCTACTGAATTGAGCAAAACCTGATTGATTACTTCTTATACTTTGTAAAAGTCTTTCTCTCTGTTGATATTCTCTATTTAATTCTCTTTCTGCTGCTACTAATTCTCTTGCAGCTTTTTTCTGCATATTAGTGCCTGATGCAACAGCGTTAAAACTTGCTTTTGCATCTCCTAATACTTTATTTAAGTTTTCAAAACTTCTTATAAATAGTTGCTGATCTTTGGCAATATTTTTTAAACTTTTATTTAAACCCTCTACCTGTAATTGTGTAGTTCTAACATCTTTATTAAAAGCAGTTAATTTTTTAGCACCTTTTAAAGCAACAGCAATATCAACATTATAATTAGCCACTTGCTATCAGAATTAAAACATTTCTTCTATCTTACCTTGT